GCCAGTCGCCGCAGTCGGCATCGGGCGTGGCCAACACTGGCTCCAAGCGGGTCACCAGCTATTCCGGCGCGACGCCGAGCGATTGAGGCGACCATGGCAGCCTATGAAATCCCGCTGACCGGGCAGGCCGAGACGTTCTCGATCGCGCTCAACGGCGCGACCTATCAGTTGACCCTGCAATACCGCGACCATGACGAAGGCGGCTGGGTGCTGGACATCGCCGATGCATCGGGCGTGGCCATCGTGTCGGGCATTCCGCTGCTGACCGGCGCCAACCTGCTGGAGCAATACGCCTATCTCGGGATTGCGGGTGGTGCCGCGCTTTACGTCACCGATACCGCCGGCGGCGACGCGGCGCCAACGTTCAGCAATCTCGGGACCGACACGCATCTGGTGCTGGTGACGCCGTGACTACGCAATACCTGCGCCGGGCAACCCTGCTGATCGGCGACGATGAAACCGGCATCGATATGTCGGACTTGCAGTTCTCGTTCTCGGTGCGCCAAGCGGACTTGCGCACCCCACAATATACCAACATCCGCATCTACAACGTGGCGCGCAGCACGGCGGAAAAGATCAAGGCCAACGAATACACCCGCGTCGTCTTGCAGGCCGGGTATCAGGGCGGGAACTTCGGGCTGATCTTTGACGGCCAGATGATCCAGGCACGCCTGGGCCGGGAAAGCGCGGTAGACAGCTATCTTGATGTGCTGGCCGCCGAGGGCTACGAAGCCAATCAGGCCGTGGTCAATACCACGCTGGCGGCCGGGGCAACCGAGCAAGATGTGGCGAATGCTGCCGGTGCAGCTATGGGCCAGTCGATCCACTTCAACAACTACAATCCCACGGTAAGGCTCCCGCGCGGCCGGGTGCTCTACGGCATGGCGCGCACGGCCCTGCGCAAGGCTGCGGCGACGGCGGGCTACGGGTATTTCTACGACCGAGGCGGCATCAGTTGGGTTCCCCTCCAGGGCTACAAGGATGGTGCTGCGGTCGTGCTGAACGCCGCGACCGGCATGATCGGCTGGCCGGAGCAGACGCAGGAAGGCGTGAAGGTTCGATGCCTGTTGAATCCTCTGCTCAGCGTTGGTGCCCTTCTGCAAATTGACAACGCCTCAATTCAGCGAGCGCAACCCGCACCTGATATTAATTACCTAAAAAACCTTGGGAAAATTCCGTCTGTGGATGCCGATGGCCTTTATCGAATCTACGTCATTGAACACAGCGGCGATACGCGCGCCCAGGCTTGGTATTCGGACATCATCTGCCTGACTGTTGATAGGGTTGAGGCGGGTAAGAGTAGCCTCGTGCAAAAGGGCCAGTTCTGATGGACCCCAGGCAGCGCCTTGGCGACCTCTCCACCTCGATCGACATGGCGGTTCGCGGCAACCAAGCGGAGATGTGGACTGCCCTTCCCGGCATCATCCAGTCGTTCAACGCCAGCGCCATGACCTGCGAGGTGCAGCCGGCCTTGCAAGGCGTGCTGTCCGACCCGAAGACCGGGCAAGCCAGCAACACCAACCTCCCCCTGCTGGTGGACTGCCCGGTCTGCTTCCCTGGCTGGGGCGGTGTCTCGCTGACCTTCCCGATCGCGAAAGGCGACGAGTGCCTGGTGGTGTTTGCCTCGCGCTGCATCGATGCCTGGTGGCAAAGTGGCGGCGTGCAGCCGCAGATGGCCTACCGCATGCACGACCTGTCCGATGGGTTCGTGGTGGCCGGTGTCCGGTCGAAACCGCGTGTGCTGAGCGGGATCAGCGCCACGGCGGCCCAGCTTCGCAGCGATGATGGCGAGACGATGATTGAATTGGACCCCGCCGCGCAGAAGCTGCGCCTGGTGGCTCCGGGCGGCATTGAGTTCGTCGGGCCCGTCGATCTTGGTGGCACTGGCGGCCTGGGCGTGGCGCGGATCGGCGATACCGTGAGTGGTGGGGTGATCACCTCTGGCTCGAGCGAAGTGAAGGCGGTCTGATGCGCGTCCGGAAGCAAGACGGCGACGGCGACATGACGTTCGGCCAGGGCGGCGCCGACTATTTCGTCGACGAACCCAGCGCGGTGGGCCAGCGCATCATGACGCGGCTGGGCCTGATCATGGGCGAATGGTTCCTCGACACCACCGCCGGCACTGCCTGGGGCAAGATCGTCGGCCGCAACAACGCCGCGACCTATGATGCCGAGATCAAGCGCGTGATCCTGGGCACGCAGGGCGTCGCCTCGATCGTGAGCTATGCCAGCGACCTGACCGCCGCGCGCAAGCTGACCATCACCGCAACCGTGGCGACGACCTACGGCACGACCGAAACCGTGACGATCTCAAAGACCCTGGCCGTTCGCACCGCCTGACATGCCCGCCATCGCCGCCCTGCCTGATCTGCTTTCCGCAGAGGACCGCCCGTGACCAGCTACCCCCTCGCCACCTTGGCATGCACGATCGACGCGAACGGCATCTCGGCGCCCAGCTATGACGACATCTACCTGTCGCTGTGCGCTAGCTTCCGCGCGATCTACGGCAGCGATGTGGTGCTCGACGCAGACACCCAGGACGGCCAATGGCTGGCGATCCTTGCGCAGGGCTTTGCCGATACCAACGCGGCGACGATTGCAGCCTATAACGCCCGGTCGCCATCCAGCGCGCAAGGCGCCGGCCTGGCATCGGTGGTCAAGATCAACGGCCTGACCAAGCAGGCAGCGACCTATTCGACCTGCGACGTCACGATCACCGGCACTGCTGGGACCATCATCGCGAACGGCACGGTCAAGGATGCAGATGGGGCCTATACCTGGGCGCTCCCGGCCAGCGTCACGATTCCGTCGAGCAATTCGACCACCGGCACCGCGACCTGCACGACCGCCGGGGCGATCTCGGCCGCGATCGGCGCCCTGACCAAGATCGGCACGCCGACGCTGGGCTGGATCTCCGTGACCAACGCCGTGGCCGCATCGCCCGGCACCGCGCAGGAAAGCGATGCCAAGCTGCGTCAGCGCCAGTCGCGCTCCACAGCGCTTGGTGCGACGTCGCCCATGGAGACGCTGGCCGCCGCCATTGAGGATGTCGCGGGCGTGACCCGCGTGACCTATGACGAGAACACGACCGACGCGACCAACGACAATGGCACACCCAGCCACAGCGTGGCCTTGGTAGTCGAAGGCGGCGATGCGGATGCCATCGCGCAGACCATTGCCCGGTCGAAAATCCCTGGCGGCGGGACGGCCGGCACAATCAGCAAGATTGTGATCGACAGCCGGGGCATGCCATCGACAATCAGGTTCAGCACGCCGACCTATCGCCGCATCATCGTCAATGCCTCGATCAAGGCCCTGACCGGCTATACCGTGACGATCGGCAACGCGCTGGTTGCGGCCATCGCCAACTACATCAACGACCTGCCGCTGGGCGAGAGCGTCTACCTCACGCAGGTGATCTCGGCCGGCATCCAAGGCAGCGGCGGGATCGGCACCTTCAACCTGCTGGGCCTCCAGATTGCGATCTATGGCAATAGCCCGGCGGCGGCGGATATTCCCATCGCGTTCAACGAGTCCGCGACCTGCGTGGCCGGTGACGTGTCGCTGAGCCTGGTATCGTGAGTGGAGACGTCACGTCCTATACCGGGCGGATCACCTCTGAACACGCCAACAAGCCTAAGTTCGTCGCGACCATCGCCGCATGCCTGCAACCGCTGGCCGACCAGATTGCTGTGCTCGATGCCATGGCCGGCAAGTTCGACATCGACGATGCCGTTGGCGCCCAGCTTGACGTCATCGGCGAATGGGTGGGCGTCTCGCGGAATGTGCGAACGCCGCTGGAAGGGGTTTATTTTTCGTTCGACACCGAAGGGCTGGGCTTTGAGCAAGGTGTGATCTGGGCGCCGGGCGAGCCGACTACCGGCCTGATCGCGCTGCCGGACGACATCTACAAGCTACTGCTGCGCGCCAAGATCATCGCCAACCAGTGGGATGGCACGATCCCCGGCGCCTATGAGGCCTGGGACACGCTGCTGGCGCCCTATGGCTTCACGATCCTGATCCAAGACAACGGCAACATGACGATGACACTGGCCTTGGCCTCGTCGTCGATCAACCCGACATTTCAGGAACTTTTCACTGGCGGCTATCTCGATCTGCGGCCGGCCACGGTCCTGATCGACGGCTACCTTTACCCGTCCGTCGATGCCGCGCCGTTCTTCGGTTTCGACGTCGAGAACGATGTGATCTCCGGCTTCGACGTGGGTGCTCTCGCCTCGGCGTCGCCGGCATCCGTCTACCGCCTGACCGACGAATATGGCGCCAGCCTCCTGACCGAAGCCGGTATCCCGATCAGCATCACGTGAGGTGAAATGCCTACCATTGCGAACCTCCCCAGCGGAACCACGCCGCTGTCGGGCCCCGAAGTCGTGCCTTTCGTCCAGGGCGGGCAAACGCGTCGCGCCACGGCGGCAGACATTGCGGCGCTCGCCCTGGCGCAAGGCTTCACGCAGACCGGAACCTATGGCGCAGGCAGCACTGGCGCCAAGCTGCAACGCTTGATCTTCGCCACCGACGCACCGTTCAGCTGCAAGACCGATGGCAGCGACAGCACGACGGCCTGGGCGGCGCTGGTTGCGTTCGTCAACGACACCAGCAAGTGCCCCTACGGCGCCCTCATCTGGCTGCCACCGGGCGTGATCAAGATCACCGGCACGCACACCTTCACCAACTCGGTCACGTTCATCGGCCACGGTCCGACCGTCTCGCGCATCCTGTGCTCAAGCAACGCGCGGATCATGCTGACCGGCTCGCGGCAACTGCCTTTCAACACGGCGTTCACGCTGGAAGGCTTCGCGGTCCTGACCGACAATGTGCACACGTCCAGCCCGCTGCATGTGGACTATTCGGCGGCCTATACCGGCGACGGTGCACTGTCGCAGACGCTGACCATGCGGAATGTGCTGGTGGCCGGGCAGAACACGTCCTGCGGGTTCAACATCGGCTTGGAACTGGTCAACTGCCCGTGGCCGCGTCTCGAAAACGTGGTGTTTCGCGGCGACAACGCGCGGGCGAGCGCCTACGGGATCAAGTATACCGGGACCGATGGATCGCCCACCTTCCGCTCTGTCCGCGCCTACTTCATGCAGGATGCGATCTACTGCGAAGGCGAGATGGAGGGCTACGTCTTCGATGACCTTGAAATCGTCTCTGTTCAGCGCGGCGTTACGGCCAGGGACACGACGAACGGCCTGCAACCGCGCTTCGTCATGCGGTCGAGCCACATCAACGCCGAGGAATGCTGCATCAAGACGGTCGGAATCGACCTGGTGCACATCGACGAGAGCAACGACCTTTACGGGCAGGTTGCCTCTGGAATCTCGGCGACCTGGACTGCCGTGGACGTGACGCCGACGCTTGCAAC